GAAGCAGACAAAGAGGATGGCATTTCTTTAAATAAGCTTCATAAAGAAATCATGCGTGTTTGGAACGATATTGATTCAGTGATTAACCCAAAACCCAAAACCAAAAATAAGAGAAAAAACATAACTAAAAAATGGTTAAAAGCTAAAGATTTAGTGATAGACCCGAGTAAAGTAACAGTAGATGCAAAAAAGACATCTTACACCTACGACAAAGAATTAATTCACGTTAGCGAAAAAAATGGAAAGGATTACTTTCTGAGTGTTGATAAGCTAATCAAATTCCTAAAAGAACAAGGTGTATAGAAATGGAATGCCCACGCTGTGGAAATACTGAACATTACGTTATGCAATCTAAAAAACATATGATTGGGGTTGTCCGTACCCGAATGTGCAGTACTCGAGATGACGATGATGACAAAGGGTGTGGGCTTGTTTTCAAGACTATCGAAGTTATAGAAGAAGTTAAAGTTTTTAACCATGGCCCTGTAAAAGCAGAAATGGTAGACCTGTCAATCTACAAAGAAAAGCACTTAAAAAAAGAATTAGATGGTCTTTCAGGGTTCCAACAAAAAATGTTTTAAATATGAATAATTACGAAAAAATATTACAAAGATTAGAGCGAAAAATTTCTAAGCATATTCAAAAGCGAATTCGTGAAGGTGCTAGCCGTATTCAGATTATGTCAGAGGTTCGGTTAATCATCAGAAATTTTAATCCATACAAACGGCTTTCAGAACTTTTCTTAAAAGATGCTGATAAAGTAGCCAAAAGTGCTTTCACTACTGTGAAATCTAAAATCAAATGGATTGACGACCGTATTCGCACGGCTCCCGATACTCAAGTTTTTCAAGTCCTTACTGTTACTAACAATGAATTTGCTTTCATGATAGACAATATAGAAACTAGAGTAATTCGTGCTGTAGAGTCAGGAATTAAAGCAAATAGTACTCAAGCTGAAATAGCTACCCAAATTCAGAAAGCTGTAAATAATGGTCGCTACCAAGCCGATGCAATTGCACAAACAGCTCTTTCTGGTTACTCTGGCATCTATCAAATTGAAATGGAACGTGAAGCAGGTGTTACTGAGTGGCGTTTAGGTGGGCCTAAACCTGAACGTGATTTTTGTAGCAAACACTACGGTAAGGTCTATACCTATGATGAAATCAGAGAGCTTAACAACGGCCACAATCTAGATGCACGATATTACAAAGGCGGCTGGCGTTGTCGTCATTTCTGGGAACCAATTATTACAGCTCAAGTAGCTAGGGGGCCTATTGCAGCATAATTCACCCATAGTAGGTAATAGAATACCGCCAAATTCTTCTGAGTCAGAAATAGCCGTGCTAGGCGCTATGATGCTTAGCAAAAAAGCAATTGAAAAAGCTGAGCAAATTCTAACTACTGATAGCTTCTATCATGAAAAGCATAGATTGATATTTGAAGCTATTCTACAGATGAAGAAAAAAGGTATTGCCGTCGATTTGGTTACTCTTTCTAACTATTTGAGTGAGGTCAACAATCTCAAAAAAGTTGGCGGCCGTGCTACAATTGCAAAAATCAACAAAGAAGTTGCTACCTATTCCAATGTTGAGCAATATTCACTAATAGTTTCTGAGAAAGAATTCAGACGTGAGCTTATTGGTTTTGGTGGTGATATTATCAATTCAGCTTATGATGAATCCAATGACATCTTATCTGAAGTAAGCAAAGTAGAATCTGGAATATTCAAGATTTCTGAAAAGAGAATATCTAAAAACTACCTTGATGTTCGTAGAGCTGCTACACAAACTTATCACTATCTCAAGAAAGTAAAAGAAAGAGCTGAAGCTGGTGTTACTGGTATTTCATCTGGTCTTATTGACCTAGACAAATATACTGGGGGCTTTCAAGATTCTGATTTAGTCATTATTGCAGCCCGTCCATCTATGGGTAAGACTGCATTGTCTTTGTCATTAGCTTGGAAAATGGCGCACCGCGGTGTCAAAGTCGCTTTCTTTTCTCTAGAAATGGCATCTAATCAGCTGATACTAAGATTGATTTCACAAATAGCTCAAGTAAATCTACAGAAAATCAGAACTGCAAAGACAACTAATGATGAAGACCAAAAGATAATTGATGCTCTTGGTTTGCTAACTGACACTACTATGTTCTTTGACGATTCAGCTATGTTAGAAATAACTGAGCTTCAATCAAAGTGCCGTAAGCTAAAAGCCGAACATGATATTGATATTATCTTTGTAGACTATTTGCAATTAGTACGCTCTTCAGGTGCCGATACTCGCGAACGTGAAATAGCTGAAGTATCTATGAGGCTAAAAGCAACTGCAAAAGAATTAGATATACCAGTTATAGCACTAGCTCAACTAAACAGAGCTGTAGAGTCCAGACCAGGTAAAAGCCGTTCACCTATGCTATCTGATTTACGTGAGTCAGGTTCCATCGAACAAGATGCAGATGTTATAATGTTTGTTCAAAGACGTGAAGTCTACGGACAAACTGAATATGAAGATAAAACAAGTACACAAAACACAGCAGAGTTAATAATAGGTAAGCAACGTAATGGCCCTATCGGCACCGTTCGAACTGCTTTCAAAAAGAACTTTGCAGAATTTGACAATCTAGGTTATGGTTATGAAGAAATGCCAAACCAAGGTAAATTCTAGAATAGGAAAAACACAATGACTAAAGAAGTAGAGCAGATACTTGATGAACTGAAAAATCGACTCAAGCACTATAAATATGAAGAGACGAAATATCAAAACCAATTAATTAAAAAGAAGTTTGATAGTCCTGAAGTACACCACAACCTATTAGATGCAATTGCAAGAATCAAAGAGTTAGAAACACTAATTGATATTATTGGATTCGAATATAAGGATGTGTCTGCTAAAGATAATACTGTTTGCGGTTACATAGAACAAAAAGGTAAAAGGTATTTAATCCCAAATTGTTTTGCTGTTGCAAACTCTAATAATATAAAAGATTGTACTTGTGATAAAAGTAATGAATTTGAACTAAAAGAAGAGGAAGACAATGAACATTGAAATACTATTAAAACAAACTGAAGATGAGCAAAAAGGATATATCTATTGCTCTGTTATAAATTGGATAGCAAAGAAAGAAAAGAATATCGAAAGATTAGAAGTCGAAATGGCACTCTGCTTAGAGCATAATTTTATTTACAAATACAGTAAATATCTTTTGGAATGTGAACAGCGAAGCTTGAAAGAATTAAAGGAATTCAAATCAAAAATAGAAAACGGTGACTTTGACACAGTAAAAGAAGAGACAGTAAAATGACTAATGAAGACCTAATTATAATGCACAAAGCAGAATCAATTATTGCTAAATATAATGATATAACAAATGATCGTTCAAAAGCTATTAAGTGCGCAATTCTTGATGTAGAAAGATTTCGAAAAACCCCATCTTACACAAATAGGGTTAGATGCGAACATGTGGATACATTGAAACTTAAGAAATATTTAGAAAGCTTGATTGAATAACTTTATTTAACAAAAGCCGAGTATGCAAATGGATTGCTATTGAAGCGGTTATACAGAGATGTAAGCACACCGCAATTCTGAAATGAATCTTTAAATACAGAAAGCTCGTTGGTTCGATTCCAACACTCGGCACTAAAATTTTATTTAACAATTTTTTTATTATATTACAATAACACTTTAACCAACATAGGAGACGTAGAAATGACAGAACAAACGAATATAGAAAAACAAGAATGGAAACCTTGGCACAAAGTTACTATAACAATTTTGTCAGTATTGACAGTGGGTATTTTCCTAATAACATTGATATTTGGAGATGACCCAAGAGAAGTAACTTATACAATAGAAAATGAAGGTGAATTTGGCATAGCCGCCGAGCCTGGATATAAATTCGCTATGGTGCTTGATGACCATACAAAATACTCTATGTTAGATTTACGATATGCAGCAGCTGAAGCAATTAAAGATGTAGAAGATGGGTATATTTATAAAAAGTTCACCGTGTTCATTGATGATCCAGATGAAAAGTTTTTAATGCCAGCGCTATTCAGATTTGATACAGATGATAGTCAAAGTAGAGTTGATCACAATAGCTTTACAATTGATACAATCCACGGCAATAATGAACCAGTTAAACTAAGAGAAGATTAATTTACACGAATGTAATACTTCCTGAAACATATACGAAAACACACCCTAAAACAAAAGACCTACTCAACTGAGTAGATTTTTTTATATATTTGAAAATAAGTAACCAATGGAAATTAATAATGAAACAATATCAACGTAAAGAACTAATAGAACAAATAAGAGGGTTATTTATTGATTTTGACAGTTATGATATCGAAATGTTAATTGGAAGTGATAGACTCGGAAAGTTTGATGGCTTTCAATCTAAAGAATCTGAGTTCATAGGAATTGAAAAGTTAGTAAATATTGTGAAAAATTTAAATTTGAATATGTTGCCTTTACCTTTACTTCATGAACTAAAAGATAATTTACAAGAAGTTAATATAACGTACAATAATATTCGAAGTTTTTCATATAAGGCTAAGGATCCAGTAACATTGAAAGCTATCTTAAATCAAGAAATTGAGAAAGTGTATAGTGATTTAAATGATTTAACTGTGAAATGCTCTTTGTTCAGATATAATGAAATTGATTCCTTAGAATCAAAGATTGATTCTAGCCTTTCGATACTTAGTATAGCAAAGAAAGAAGCAAAAGACTCTTTAGAGAGAATAATTCAAATGCAATCATCTGTGGAGAAAGCTACTAAAGAAACGGGGGTCTCTACACATAGTACCGAGTTCAAAAATCTTGCTAATAGTTTTAAATATAAAAGTTGGGTTTGGCTCATTTTCTTAATGCTTTTCGTTGTTAGTACATTGTTATTCATGTATTATTCACCTATAATTGTAAATGATTATTCATCAAAGTTAATCCAATTACCAGATACAGCTACAGCTGACCAATTATTCTATTATCAATTCCTACCAGCAATATTTTTAAAAATTTCAATTTTTGCTATATTACTTTACATTATAAACATTTGCAAAAACAATTTTTATGTTTCAAGGCATAATAAGATAATTAATGACCATAAAGCAGCTTCTTTAGCAACTTTTAAAACTTTTACTACATCGACTCAAGATGAAAAGACGAAAGATGCTATATTGTTAGAAGCAACAAAAACAATATTCGATCATCAAAGAACTGGTTTTTTAAAAAATGAACCAGAGTCAAATGATAATACATTTATTGAAGTGATTAAAAACATTAAAAAATAAAATAAGGATTATATGGGTATGTTAGAGCTACTTGACATTAATAGATTAATAAAGAAAAAGAATGAAAATAAAGACGTTTATATTTATGAAGTTGCGAGTGAAATAAATAATTGGATTAGTTATGCAAGGGGTTCTAAGGATTCTTCTACTAGATACATCCAGAATTTAGTTGAAATTTATAAATTTTTAGAACTTTTATCTATAAATGAGTTTAAAATAAAAGAGTTTGTAGTTACTGACAGTATATATATTATAGAAGACTTAATATATGATATTACGAGAGTATTAATAAGAGACTATAGAAAAAAAATAATTAAAAGTTCAATGGAAAGCATAAACATTGAGTTAGATAACCAAAATATAATTGGAACTTTAAACCAAAAAGACCAACAATTAATATTTGATGAAATCGAAAAGCTTAAAAGTCTAATAAAAGAAAGTGAAATATTAAACGAACAACAAAAGAACAGGCTACTTTACAAGCTTTCAAAACTGAAAGAAGATATATCAAGTGAAATAAAGGACTTTGATAAACTAATAGGATTGGTTGTTGAGACTGAGTTAAGTATATCAGATGATAAAAAAGTTGTTTTGAAAGTAAAAGAACTTTTTGGCTTTATTAAAAGTAAAGTTAATACTAAAAATGTTAAATTTTTGATGGATGTGTTTGAGTTTGGAACAAAATATTTGGGTCAATAAATAGACTATTCCACCAGCTCTATTTCTATACCAGTTCCTAATATAGTATCGGCTAATTTGCTTAGCTCTTTGTCTTCTATGCCCATGAAGTCGCGCCCATTTTCTATATTCCATAGTGCTTTCTGGGCTTGCTCTGATGTGTTGAATCCAATCTGAATTTGATTCTTTCTAGTGCTGATAACTGCTAAATCTTGTAACATCCTACCAGTATCAGTTAGGTTTACGGTGCCGCCGTCATTTGGTCGCTTTGCTGCTTTCAGCTCTTTGTAACCGCCATCTATTACTACCCACTTAGACCCGCTTTTTGTAGTAAACCATATCAAACTACCAGATGAATCTAAGCTCTTTCTAGCTCTTTCTGTTAGAGCTCCCGATGGCATTGCAAAAGGTGTGCTGCTATAGCTTACAAACGCTTCACCATCCTTATCAATTCCCTTTAGTGTTCGCTTTCTGATATGATTAACCACAGCTGAACCTAATAGCTGTAATCTTGTTTTGTCTATGTTAATCTTCAGTTTCATCTAGCACAGCTGATAGACTATTTACCATTCTAGTAGTTACTACTTCATCTGGTTTACCCATTAGTGTAATACCTGTTTTCTCATTCCACTCACGTACTTTAAACTGCATACCCAAACCTATAGCGGCTAGCATTATATTTGCATTGCTAGTTTTATCTTGTCTTAGTTTAGGTCTCATAGTAAATTCATAAGGTAAGACTGTAGGCATCTCAGATTTGTTCACATTCATGAAGTAATCATATTTTAATAACTGATCATTGATTATTATTTCATAATCAAATCTCATTTCCCTTGCCAAATCTTCTTCACCTCTTTCTAAAACCGTAAGAGCGTTTCTTTCTCTATCACTAGCTAGCATAGTAGTATTAGTTATGGCTATTTCTATCTCTTCATATAGTGCATCCTGAAATACTTTGAATGCATTTCCAGAGTTCAGGTCATTTATTCGTTCCCATGTGAATTCTACCATTTCTGAAGTAACTGTAGCTTTGTTTTCTACAGCTTTCTTTACAGCTTCTACAGCCGCCTTTTCATCACCAGCACTAGCACCAAGTTTGATTTTGGCTTGTATTATACCTTTTAGGAATTGAACAAAAGTAGACCACTCTTGACGTGATAAATTAAGCATGAAGGCATTGTATAATATTGTCCTGAGTATTCCACCTGGTTCACTATAGTTTGGTATATTTACTATGTAATCTTTTACCTCAAATTCTTTTATCTCAGTTCGGATAAATTGATTGTCTTTAGCTTCTTTTAGTATAGCTATACCTTGTCTATAACCTTCGTATGGTTCTATTTCGTATGGCCTATATGCTTTGTCTACAAAAGGTCTAAATAATCCATCTTTGTAAGGTTCCCAGCGCAAGCTCACTAATGAAGCTCCAAATAATTCACCGTCTACGTAATGTCTAGTGTATTCTTTGATTAATCTACTCAATCTTTGCTTTGCTGCTTTAGCAAGTTCCGCGGCGTTTTCGTCTTCTTTGTCAAATGGTTCTATATCCCAATCAGCACTAGATATATGTGAAGCACGGCGCATCTTGTGTCTTTTCATTTTTGGAATACTAGACATGATACGCTCTAGGTAACTCATTAAGTCCCTAGGGTCTCTATTTTCATCTTCTACTACAGTAGCTTTCTTTAGAGCATTCTGTAGTATGTTTGCTTTTAGTGGAAATTCCTTATGATTTAGTTCACTTGCTATATAATTCATATTCTAACCTTTGGATTATTAAAAGCCTCCACCGAAGCCTACTTCAATTACTTTAAAATTATTAGTTCCTTTTGCTGATGCTATGAACATTGAGCGGTCTAATGCTAATGCTAAACAACAAATAAGATTATCTGGAAAGTCATCTTTCTTATTGTCTTTTTTAGTCACAAATCCATGGAATTGATCCATAGCCTCATTACCCTCTTCACTATCCACAAAATCTTCAGGAAAATATAAAAGACCTTGTTTATAGATAGCTTCTAACTGACTAGCTTGTATATCTGCATTGTATCTACAAAATACTATTGGTGGGTATGGTAAACCTGAAATTATAGTGTAGTTTCTAATGTTGTTTGTCCAAGTTGATTCTTGATTTACGTGTCCATCCATACCCATTAATCGTATCTTACTATCGAATAGCTTTACATAGTCACTAAGTAATTCGTGACTACTAGAATAACTTTTACACCTTGGTTTATATACAAAGTATCTATTTTCCTTAGGGCTGTATAGTAAACCAGCCATGGCTGTAGTATCACCTTTTCCTTTTAGTGATAGGTTCAAATCACAATAAGCTACACCAGTAGCATCATTAGGTAATTCAGAATGCTTATATGTCTTTCGTAGTTCCCTAGGGAAAATATGGCCCGTTTTTGCTATCGGGTCATTTTGTGCTATCGACCACTCTACATCATCATGAACTTTCATCAGCTGTCTCATTTCCTTTTCAGATTTGGCATCGTATTTATCACGCCAAACAGTACCCAAATAAGGGGTTGTTTCAGTTCTTTCGTTACTCCATGCTGGAAATGACATTATTGTAAATACTCCAGACTCTTCACCTTTTTCTTGTGCTATTTTTAGTCTGTTATACAAACACTTAGGGTCTATATTATTACCTAATATTATCATGTTTGCATTTGTTTTACAGCTCCTGTAGGCTTCTAATATTTTCTTCTTTCTCTTTTCAGTATTCTCATAGCTGTGATTATTCCTATCAGTTTCTGGGTCGTCAAAGTCCATAAAGTCGGGTCTATCTATACCAACATTATCACCTCTAGCATTTGCATCCAGTGAGTAAGGTAAATAGTAACAGATTCCTTTATTCGTATTGCAAGTGAACCTTAACATATCATCATTCATTACTTCTATCTTAATGTCAAAGTCATTAGCAATTCGCTTGTTTTCTCTTAGTATTGCTTCTATCGACCTTACGAATTTAGATGATTTCTTTAGCGTTTCACCAGCTATAGCTCCTATAGTAGCACGTCCAGATAGTAAATGCCAAATCCTTATTTTCTTCAGATATGCTGATTTTGCTAGGTTACGAAAAGCACCAAACCAAAAGACACCAGTATAAAGTGTTTTTTCTAATATCGTGGTGTGCAATACACCAGGTTCATGATGGCCTTGGGTATGAAACTCAGGAGGAAAGTAAATCCTATCAAACTCTATAAAACTATCCAATGCCTTTTGTTTTCGCTCTTCACGTGCTTCATAGCTGTTATCTTCAAATGTAACTGAAGGCATAGCATAATTCTTTCTTTCGATAGAATCTGCTATTTGTTCAAAGCTCTTGTCAAGTGGACTTAGTCTTCTATTTCTATTTGCTTCCAAAGATTTATTATCTTTGACTCTGTTAAGCTTGGGTCTATTAGTTTGCATAGTTTTATAACCTTTTTTGCATCTGGTTTTTTAAGTGCATCAACTAGCTCTAGCTTTTGGTTTCGTGATTTCGCTAGTGTTATGTCATTAGTCATCTTTATTCTTTCCTTGATTGGTAAGTCTTTTCTTACCCTCAGCTCTGCTATTGTATCCAGTATAATTTCTTTCATCAATGCAGCTTGGCCGTACTCTTCTAATTCATCATTTACTCTTATTCGCTCTTCTTTTATTTCCTTGCTTACCTCTTCATCTATTTTTGCTATGTATTTTTCACTTCGAAATTTCTTTACATAGTTTCTTACTTGGTCTACAGAAACACCAAATTTCAAAGCTACCTTTGCATAAGAGGTTTTACTAGGATTCTTAAGATAGTACTTAGCTATCTTCATTTGTTTTGCTTTGCTTACTGATTTGGCCATGGTTCCTCCTGAGCGCTCGAATCATAAATGAAAAAGAATGACACTCCAAATATCGACACTCCCTTTAACCTTTTGACTGGAAATATCGGCTCTTGTAATCTATGTATATCACCAAATCCATGTAATAGCGCTTCTACTTTTTCACCGAGTTCGTAAGAAGTTACTGATGAATCTACAGTATCAGCACTAGTAGTACCAACTAAGCAAAGTAAGATACCTTTTTTTCTGGTTTTCCTACCAGCTTGATTTATATCTGATGGTGTACTTTGAAATAGATAGACTCTGATAAAGGATTTTTTTACATTGAATGGTTTACTTTCATCTTCACCAACTTCACCTAGCTGAATATCTTTTTGTTTCACACCCAAATATTCGGAGTGAGCTTTTAACCTATTATGAACTATAGTTCGCATCTCGGCTAATGTAGGTTTAGTTACCATTTTTCTACCTCCATATCCACGTTATAGCTATTTGGTGAGTCAGTGTCTTCATTGTAGCTAGGAAATGAACTAAGCATACTCAAAGCATCATCATAATTCCTAAGAATTCTCTTTTGCTGAAAATCAGTCGGTTCATTCAGGTGTGAAAGTGAATAATATTCTAGTATCCATGCAAAGGGTCTACGTAACTGGTTCTTGATTTCCGAATAGTCTTCACCAGCTATCATTTCAGTAGTGTAGTTAGTGTACTGAGTTACTAGTGATTCTACTTCATCTTTCAATTCATCATACTTTGTAGCACTTTCACCTACCGACTCTTCTAACTCTTCATAGATTATAGATAATATCAAACCTTTTAGGTCTATTAATTCAAACATTCTTTTGCCTCAAATAATTTCTAATACAAAATTATTCGCTAAGCACTAAACTTTTTAGACACATAGACTATGTGTCTATTTACAAATCAGAATAGTATCGAATTTGCACCTAATGAAATAACCAACACCAAAATAAAAGAGGCGAAACGATGAGCAAAATTAAAAGAGTGATTGATGGCAAAGAATATGAATTTGAAGTGACAGCTGATGAAGCTTTAGACTCAATTGATACTGATGACAAAGGATTTATACAGAAAGTCATAGCTAAGTTAGGTGGTAAGCCAGTAGAGCCACAAAAAACGCAACCAGCTGCATCTGCTGTTCAAAATTCTAATCAACAGTTTGACCCACAAGCTCTAGCTGATGTTTTTGCAAAAGCTCTTGAGCCAATCAACAAATCAGTTTCTAATCTGAGTGAAGAGGTTAAGGGCATTAAAGATAATCGCGAGAATGAAGAGAAAACTAAGCTAGAAAAACAAAGAGATGAAATAATTCAGAAAGCCTTGACTGATGGGCGCATAGCTCACGGTGAAGTAAAGGAATGGACTGAAAAGTTTGCTAAAGAATATCACTCTGATACCAATGTATTAAAGCAAATACTTTCAGCTAGACAAGTAGATGAAAAAGTGAAAGCCGAAAACACCAAGTCGCAAGAAAATAATTCTGATAGTGGTTCAAATGAAGAAAGTCCTGATGGTAAAACAGCAGGCGCTAAAAGCTTCACTAGAGAGCAATTAAAGGATAGAGAGTTTTTTGCAAAAAACCATAAAGCAATAGCTGAAGCTGAAAAGAACGGAAATATTTTAGATTAATTATAAAGAAAAGGTGTAATAATGCTTACAAAATTGATACCCGAAATTTTAGCGGGTGAGCTACTTAGAGGGCTTTCAGAAAGCTTGACGGCAAAGTCACTTTGTACTACCGAGTACGAAGGCCAGATAAAGGGTAAAGGTGATACAATCACAATACCAAAAGCTACAGCGGTTTCTATTTATCCATACTTGGGTACTATAAACTGGGAAGATATTTCAGATGACGGTGTTGACATTGTCATCAATCAAGAGAATGCTTTCTCTGCGAAAATAAAAGATACTGATAAAGCAAAAACAACTTTTGACCTTGCTAATACTTATTTGTCTTCAGGTAAAACTGGTTTGGCGAATGTTGCTGATGAAACTATTTATAAAACTATGGTTCTTGGTGCACACAATGATAATGTAATCCCTACAATTACACTAACTGCATCAAACATCTATGATACTCTAATTCTAGCTAACAAAAAGTTAGGACTTCAGAAAGTTCCAGCGAATGCTGAAAAGTTCGCGGTGTTAAGTCCTGAGGAAGTAGCGTTGTTGATACAGTCTAATATTATGACTAGATCATCTGATTTGAGTGATAATGTAGTTGTGACTGGTAGAGTTGGTAGAGTATTAGGGTTTGATATTATCGAATCTAACAATGTTTACACTGAAGATCCTGACGATTTGACAACTAGTGACGATGTTCATAGAATCTTACCTTATGGTGTAAAAGGTGCTACTGCTTATGCAGATGCGATACCAATTGAAAGTGTTGAGCAAATCAGATTGCAAGATTCATTTGCTACAGGTATCAGAGGGTTACATAACTTCGGTGTTAAAGTAATTCTACCTGAAGCGGTTGGCGCAATCAAAGTAGATACTGGTGTAAACGGTAACAACTAAAATTTGGTTATAGTGGAAGAACAGGTTGTTCTTGAGCTAATACGGGATGGGATTAGTTAACCCATCCCATATATAAAATTTTCGGAATAATTTTAAAATGGTTTTAAAATGGCACTTGAGAGATTCAAAGAAAACCCTACTAGTTTTGATGCATCACAGAATCATAAGATTCTAATTCCTTTGAATTCTGATTTCTATAAAATGAGAATTGGATATAGTGGTTTTGTTTCTGGTGCTGGTACTGGATTCAAGGTTCATAGTGTCGTCTCGACAGACCCTAAAGAATCTGAGTTAGTTGAAATACCAGACAGTGAACAGATAATAGCTGATGCTAGTGGAAATGTAATCTATTCAAACGCATTGCCAGAAAAAGCTGATTTTCTTTGTTTGGAATATACAGCTGATGGAAATGATAACGCATCTATATTTACTTTAAATATGTCTTCGAGGTCTTAAGTAATGGCTAATCATGTTAAAATATTGAATCAAGACTCAGGAGCTGATATGTCAGGTTATGTACAAAAAACGGATCCTACAACTAGTGGAATGGCATTTATTCTATCAGCATCTGGAACGACAGGTGCAATTAGTGTAGAAGCCCCTGGTCCAGTAACGATGAATTATACTGTTACAGGCGCTAAAGTTGGAGATGCAGTCATGATGAACTTTCAGAATGATTCTACAAATGGATTAATAGTAGGGCAACCTTATGTGAGTGCTGCTGACACTGTAAGTATTGACTTTGGATGTGGTGACGAAACAGATGGAGAATCAAACATGAGTTCAGCAAATTATGAAATAACAGTAATTAGAAAAGTAGTATAAAAATTAATTATAAAGGTGTAAAAATGAATTTAGTTCAAGGGATCCCATTTAAACATACTAATATAACAGTTAGTACAGATATTGAAGGTTCTACAGAAGAATATGATGTAATTGGCGCTAGACCAGGTGACTCAGTTTTGCTGAATATCATTGGTCAAGATTCAAGATTGAGATTTGAACCATCAGTAGAAACTAATGATAAGGTTAAAGTGAAATATCACTTTAACAGGGATGAAGATCAACAACAAGACAATATTACAAACACAGGCCTAACTCTTTGTGGCGTTGTATTTCTATCTGAAGAAAGGTAGAAAAAGATTGAGGTGGAATATTAAATGTCCAAAGAAACTGAAAATAGAACTAACAGGGATATTATAAATACTATCATCATCTCAATTTTTGCATCGGCAATATTGGGATTGGGAGGCTCGCATATTTATGTGTTGAATAAGTTGGCCGCTAATGAAGTAAGGATATCGCAAACAGAAGAAGCTGTTAGAAAATCGGATAGTAGATACTTAGAGATACTAGGCAAGATTAATGAATCAAATCTAAAGCTTGAAAGACTCATGACGGAGATCAAACAATTGAACAAGCAAAAATCGAATGAGGATAGATAATGAAATGGATAACAAACTTATTTGACGGGGACATCTCTAAAAGAGATAAAAAGCATGCAGCAAGTAGGATATTAGTAATAGTGTTTAGTCTAATTATATCACTTTACTTAGTCAATCTATTCTTTGGTTTTTCAAATGAAATTAGCATCAAATCAGCTGAACCAGCCTTGATTGCTAATAATAAGAATTTAGCAGATGCAGTAAAACTACCAGCTATGAAAGAGCTTTCAGCTTTGCATGAGCAAAGTAGAAATTATAACTTTTTCATTCAATTGTTACAGAGCACTATTACCATGATAGTATCTATTGTTTTCGCTATGCTTTCTGGCTATGTATATACTAGGTACCGATGGAGTGATGACAAACGACAAGATTCACCAGAGTTGAAAGAATATGCTGATGTGAAAAAAACAAAAATGATTGTATTAGCTGTGATATTCAGCACTGTGTTGTTGTCGATGTCAATACTAATGATAGCATTTGGTTAACAAAATGAAAAACTTCTATAAAATATCGCTATTGCTCTTCTTGGTGGTGTTCGGCGGTCCCCTAGGGAACTCTGAATTGAGTTCCCGCCCTGGGGTCAAAGTTACCCAACCAATAGTTGAGTTCATAAAGCTAAAAGAAGGTTACAGGTCTGTAGCCTATCAAGATGCTGTGGGAGTCTGGACAATTGGCTACGGACACACAGGAACTGCTAAAAGTGGAATGGCAATTACTAAACAAATGGGTGAAAAGTTACTCAGAAATGACTTAGATCGGTTCGAAAGATATGTTCAAAAGAAAGCTCAAAGAGTACTACTCTGGAATGAGTTCGGTTCATTAGTTTCTTTCTGCTATAATCTTGGATATAGGTTAAAAGGTGATTTGCTTAATGGCATAAGGTCAGGAAATTCAGCTTTAGTTGCATACAAAATAAATTTATATATCTATGCAGGCGGCCGAGTTTTGCCAGGACTAGTAAAAAGACGAAATGAAGAGGCCAGAATTTATACACACGGTTGGGATTCGATATTAAAAAGGTGGCACCCATGCAAAAATTAGGATACGCTTTATTAATACTAGTTCTTGGTGGTGTTATCGGTTGGCTAATCAAACCAGTTGACTATATAACTAACACCAAATTCATTGAAAAAACTGATTCAGTAGAAGTAATTACTCCAGTGTTACAAGAGCCAATAAAAATAGTAAAGTGGTTACCGACTAAAACGGATACTGTGTTCATAGCCAATATTGACAGCTCTTATATAGCTGACTTGTTAACTGATTACTATTGCAATAGACAAAAGCTAATTAATAGCGGTGTAGAAGAAATTCAATCTTATGAGAAAGTAACCGCAAAAGGTGACACGCTCAATATAGAGTACGACGCTATAGCTGATTATATAATGAAAGCCGAAATCAAGTTTGCTGCTAGAGAAGTAGTAACTAAGAATTACAAGACTACACTAATACCACCTAGTAAAGAAGATGAATGGTATGTAAAGCCAGCAATAGCTATAAGCAGCCTAGCGGTTGGTTATGTGATACGTGGAAATTAATAATTATTAAAATTTATAAAGAGGTTAACAATGGGACAAGATGTAGCTTACGGAACTAGCTCCGTAGACCCAGTAGTCAGATTACATAGAATTAAATCTGATCACACAATGATACAACAACCAGTAGCTGACGGCGATTCAGAGTTCTCAGATATTGATGATGCAGAATTTGCATCAGAAATAATTGGTGACATTGGTGTAGCAGCTCAAGATGATGGTTCAACTCAGTTTAGTTTTGTTTGTGCCGCTTGGGGTGCTGAATTGCTTGATTTTATCAACAATTACAAAAACGTTAATGCAGCTGGTGAAAAATCTGAGTTTGTTGGATTTCAAGGTAAAAAGTGGGGCGGTGATGGTGATAGTGGCACGAATGATCAGTTACTTTTGACTGCGCATTTGGCACCTGATCCTGACACAGGTAAAGGAATAGTGTTAGCAGCAATTGTGAACTTAGACCCTGCGGCTGGTTCACTTACTATCCAGCCAAACGAATCGACGCAAGTTCAATTGCAATTCAACCAGGTAAAACCTAAAGTTGATCTAACAATACATAATGCAGCTGGTACAAAATCATTGTTCAATAGTGCTCTAGTTGACTTTACCGTTGAAAGTGCTGACAGAGATATGTTACAAGATAACTATAAGTGGCACTTCCCAGTGGCATTGGTATCATAGAAATAATGGGTTTCTCGGTGAACCCCAATTAATTAGAAAGAAATAAAATTTTATCAACAATAAGAGACAGTAAAATGAAAAAGGCAGAATTAGCAGCAGAGATAGCTGCAATAGAAAAAATAGAAGTAGAGACGTTGAAGGACTTAACAGCCAAACAGTTAAAAGCTCGTTTGGACGAATTGTTAGACACAGGTAATTCACCAAAGCTATCAGCTATTGAAGTTTCAATTGAGAAAGGTAAGGTAGTAATTACTGATGAGAATGGTAAACAGGAAACTGTACCATTCAGAGGGGGCAAAAGAAAAGCTGTAATAATTGGTATAATCCAAAAGACTAAAGATAGGATCATTATTAGCTCTAAGCCAAAAGTAAATAGAAACCAGATAGAAAGTGCTATACTTTTGGGACTCTGCAAGATTGCTAGAGTTGGTTTAGATGTTGAATCAATTCAATCAGAAACGGCTAAAAAATTACTCACTAGTAGTAAAGTTGCTGAAACATGTGACAATGAAAATATCACTATTGCTGACTTATTGACAATACAAGATGCATACTGTACAGAGTACGGCATTACTAGCAAAATAGAAACCGACAAGGTGTAACTATGCAACACAAATTCCCTATGCTCTTCATGAATAAGAAGGGCCAATTAGAAGAGTTAGATGTATATGTCAAACCTGCATCTAAAATAGTTAGACAAGAAGTATTTGAATTAGAGAAAGACAACAAAATGTCTTCAATCAAGTTCGGAAAGAGAATAGCTAAAGAATATCCAGATTTATTTGAAGCTGAAAATAATTCCGATGTTGATTTAGCTCAACTTTTAATAGATGAAGATTCTGTAAAAGATGAAGACGTTGAATCAATCCTCACTGAAAAAAACAAACTTGATGAAAGCCAATTAGATACAATGCTAAAGCAAATCAAAGTAATAGTAGATGTAGATAAGACTAGACTAAAAAACAAGAAAATCAAAGGAATGATCAGTCAATTAGAATCTGACTTAGGTGAAACTACAAATGTAATAGTTGGCACTGGTGAAGATGCTGAAGAAAAAGAATTCGATTTTTGGGATAATCAAGATTTAGAAATCTTGATGGAGCAAAAAGTTCTCTTTTTTCGTCGAACTCGAATCGGACTCTAAACGGTTAGAAGCAATAACCAAAAAGTATTCGATATTCCAGATTAATAAGAAAGAGAAGCAAGAGTTCAAAGCTGAAATGTTCTTAGGCTACGAAGTAGAGAGCATAGAACTAATAGCTAGACAACTAGCAAATGGTGACAACGTTGAGTTCAAACGATTATTAGAAGAAGAAAAAGTTAGCGAAGTAGTTCGGATGTTTGCAATAGATGCAGCTATAAACTATTCACAAAAGAAAAATGCCGAGCAATAGTTCGGCATTTGTTATATCATGGCAAAGGCAAACCTATTAATAAATATAATAACTGACATCAAAGAAAATGTCATCAAAAAATCAGTTGATGACATTAAGAAGACTATGAATAGTGCTTTTAGCAAGCCCTATGAAATAGATGTTGATGTTGATGACACGTCAGTCAAAAAATCCTTCAAAGACATTCCTAAAGGTGCTAAGAAAGCTGGTGATGATGCTGGTAAGTCATTCGGTTCATCTTTCTCAAGTACAGCGAAGAAATTAATAGGTGGTGCTGCTATATTCGGAGTACTAAGCTTAGGTGCTAGTGCAATTAGTGGAGCTACCGAAGAGTTTAGGAACTTCAATTCAGAGCTTAACAATGTAGCTTCATTAGGTGTTAAGAATATAGAAATACTTGGGCCTAAGCTAAATGAACTTAGCACTAAAACTATTGGTACTACTAGTGAATTAACTAGTGCTTATTATGATACTGTTAGTGCAGGTGTAAAAGGCACTCAAGATGAACTAGTCAAGTTCGTTGACCAAGCATCAAAAGTAGCCGTAGCTGGAAATGCTACCACGGGTGAAGCTGTAAAAGGTTTGACTGGTGTACTTAATTCTTATGGATTAGGTGTAGAAGAAACTCAAAGAGTTTCAGATATATTCTTTGGTACTATCAAAAATGGTGTAGTTAATTTCAGTGAAATGAACAGCTCATTATCTGCTGTTCTACCCGCTGCATCTGCTGCTGGAATCAAATTTGATGAGTTAGCTGGTAATATTGCCCAAATGACAGCTAAGAATGTACCAGCAGCACAAGCCACTACACAACTAAGAGCTGCAATAATTGAATTGCAAAAGCCAGGGAAAACATTAGCTAGTGTTATGAAGGGTGTCACTGTTGAACTTGATGGAGTTTCACAGCAGTTAACATCTGACAATATTGGTGCTGTGTTAGAAAAGCAAGGATTGACTAAGACTTTACAAGATATTGAAAAGTCAGCAACTGCATCTGGTAAATCAATGACTCAAGTGTTTAGCTCTGCTGAAGCAGGTTCTGCAGCACTATTGCTTACTGGAAAAAATGCAGCAAGTGCAAACCAACAATTACAAAACATACAAGATTCTATAAAAGATGGTGTGTCTGCTGATGCTTATGAAGCTCAGTTTAGATCTGTTGATAACCAGATGAAGTTATTACAAGATAACTTTCAAGCTGGTTTCAATACTATTTTCACAGGACTATTGCCACTTGTGAATGAGATAATTGGTTCACTCTTGCCAATCATACAAGAAGGGTTTAGTGGGATAATACCAATAATTGAAGATATATTTAGTGGAATAGCACCATTGTTTTCAGTTTTATTGAGTATAATTAAACCAGTAATAGCAACTATTACAGTTAGCTTGGGTGCTTTGGTTTCTTCATTCCAATTTCTATTTGATAATTTAGAGTATAGCCTGCCAATTATGGCCACTTTTGGAACTCTATTAGTAGCGATGAATGCAAACATAATTAAAAATACTATTGCTTCTAAAGCTAAGTTAGTAGCAGACAAAGCTGTAATATTAGTAACTAAAGGTTGGACTATAGCACAAAGAGCTTTAAACTTTGTACTAAGTAATAATCCTATCGGAAGAATTATATTACTAATAGGAGCTTTAGTAACTGGTGTAATATGGGCTTACAACAACTTCAAACCATTCAAAGCTATAGTTGATAAAGTATGGGAATCAATTAAAAAGTTCGCTGGTACTGTATTAGATGCGGTTGAGAGTGTTGGCAAATTCTTAGGCTTAATATCTGAAGACGAACCAAAAGCACCACTCAAAACTACAAATGAAGCAATAGTAGAAACTAAAGAAAATGCTGAGGAAATGAATGAAGTGCTTAGTGATGAAAAACCAATTGACACTAACAAAAAATTAAATCTTGGGCTTGATAAAACAAAAAAGAAGACCAAAGAAAATAAGAAGCTGGCATTAGAATATTTCAAATCTGTTACAGAGGCATCGAAAGAAGCTCTGAAAATAGCTGATATAGAAGATGAAATTACAAGAATAAAGCAAGATAGAAAGAAAACTATTCAAGATGATATTGAATCACAGCAAAGAGAAATAAATGCTTTATTAGACCAAAAACTAACATTAGAAAAGTCATTGGCTAGTGGGTTTATAACTGATGACAAAGGTAACTCTATAAAGATAACGGCTGAAGAAAGAATAGATTTTGAAGATATTATCAATGATATTAACAAAGACTTACTTTTCGCATCGAAAGATTTAGAAAAATTAGAAGTAACAGCTGAAGTAAATGCAAAAAACACAAAAGAGAAAGCCAGATTAGCGATAAAAGAAATACGACGTGACCGATTAGAATTAGAAGTTGATTTGGAACTAAGGCCCCAAACTGACTTAATTGAAGCTTACAAACAAGATCTGATTCAGATAAACAAAGACATTAGAACGGCTGAAGGTGTAGAGCTTGAAAAGCTAATCAACTTACGAATACAGAAAGAAGACGATATAGCGCAAATAAGAAAGAAACTGGACAAAGAAGCGGCCGATGAAGCGGCGTTTGCTTATAACAGGTCATTCGACTCTATAATCACTAACTTTAGCAAATCATTAAGTGACAACCTTAGTAGTTTAACTATAGAGACTCAAAATACCGGTGCACTAAAAGGCGAAATAGAAGCAATAGAAGACAGACGTTCGGCCTTGCTAAGAGGTTATAGAGATGGTGAAGTATCAGCACAAAAATATAATGAATCTCTAGTAGAATTAGAACAAGAAAAGAACGCTAAGATATTAGAGCTCCACACTAGCCAGTTTGATTTACTTGATAGCTTACAGCGTGGATTAGCTACTACATTCAGAGAAACTAGTGATTTGTTCTTAGAGCAATTATCGAAGCAAGCTGAAGAGTTAGCAGGTCAATCGGATATGATTGAAAAAACTTATGGTTTAGCCGTAGCGACAGTAGCTAGTGCTTTTGGAGCCGTATTGGCTGAAGGTGATGTAACACTCGGGAAAATAATAGCAAGTGCAATTGATGCAGCACAAGCTGTACTAAATGCTTGGGCAGCACCACTATTAGTAAAAACATCAGTTGAATTTCCATTCGGATTAGGACAAGTGCAATTTGCTGCACTTATGGCTGGTGCTAATTTGCTTTTAGGATTAGCAAAAGGCGCTATAGGTGGTGCACACAAAGGTGTATATAATCTTAGTGAAAGAAATATGGGTAAACCTGGCCCTGGTGACAATATACCAATGATGCTCAAAAAAGGCGAAGCTGTAGTCCCAGCTGAAGTAGCTTTGACTAATCCATACATAGAGAAAGCCGTTTCTGGTATGGGTGAACAAGAGTATTTTGAAAGATATATATTGCCTAAATACCTAGATAGCATGGGCATTTCTATGCCGAGCTATGAGAAAATGAGCCAAATAGAAGCTACTTATAGCAAAATTGACTCTGAAAAGCTATCAGTAGCTATTTACAGAATGAAGAAAGAGAGTCAAGAAAGCAAACTACAGACACAACTACTTCTTGAAATATCTAACAAATTGAGTAAAGAGAATGCAGAATTGAGAAAAGATATGAGACAGCTGAGGACTGACTTTGCTAGCAACCAAAATGTAAATGTATATGGCGATTTGAAATTAGATGGCGGTGATTTAGTAGCAGCTATAAAAGCTAAACAAAGAAGGACAGTAGAATGATTGACGAATGGAAAATAAAGCTATTTGCATCGGATAATCCAGATGAACCTGATCATGCAGAGGCAAAGCAGGGTGAGTATGAGTTCAATGTATTGAAGTTATACCCAAAAGAAGTAGTAGTAAATGATATTCCTAGACGAGCTGATGGTTCACTAGATAACAAAGCTTTACTTAGGACAATATATGAAGTTGAATTTGTACCTTTTTATGTAACTGAAGGTAAAGTAGAGAATCAACAATCTATCTATGATTTGCTATTGCTTAAAAAAATGCTGAGACAACCATATATAGTAATCAAAGCTTGTACTCTTCCTATCTGGAATGATGGGCCTAATGATTTTACTTCAGAATATGAATTGCCAGTTATAGTAAGATGGGATAATGAATCATCGGAATCGAACAATAAAGAAAGTGGCCACATTGAATTCAGTATAGAATTAGAAGATGAGTTACTAAAAGGCGAAACCAAAAACACACCAGTTACAACAACAGACACATACACTTACTAGAATGGGATTAAACACAAAATATCAAAGCTCAATTGGTTATCTTGGTAGCACTCGTTATTACTTCGAGGTACGACCTTTTGATACAACAGCTTATAGTGACCCAGTTAGCATAGAAGAATTTCCTTTAGCTGCAATAGAGCACGGTTGGGATTATGAAGAGTCAGCTAATGATGATAAGGTAGGTATTCAGTCACCTTCATCAATTGGAGCTAGGATTGACATTACGAGATTACCAGCAGACTTGAAAAATTACATACTTAGTCCTTTTGAGGAAGTTGACTTAGTAGAAGATTTCCCTTACTCAGTACCATCTATTTTGAACATTCCGACCTACAGAGGATCTACAGTATTTATAATCTATACTGACACAGGAGACGATACAAAAGAAAAAGACGAATTTGTTATCTATAGAAAATATGCACTGAAGCCTAGTAAGTCGGCAAAACACGAAATAGTAAATACGGCTGAATATAAAAGTCATACTGTAGATGTTGTATTAGTTGATTTGTTTAGAGTAATCCACGAAGGAATGCACCCGATATATTTTACCTGGTTAGCTTATAATGACATTGAAAACAATACACTCACCACACCTAAATTAGCAAATCGAGTATGGGACTATCTTTATGGGAACAATGGCTCATTGCTTGATTTTGAGACTGTTGATTATTATAGCAGAACTGACTTTACAGACCCTGTAGATACAGCTATAGATGGTGGTACTGTTGTTGATGGTGACAGAGTAATGTATTATGAAATTGGAAACAAGGCACGAATTGAAATATGGGAATATGATGGTGTGGCTGGTGAGTATTTCTTAGTTAAGAAAGTTAAGAATGGATCAATCCAACCAGGGGATACTTTTAGTGTTTTGAATGGGACTTTGGCAGGTGGTAGAGTATTCAAAGTAGTGCTGAAAGAAATAACAGATGGATATGCAACATTATCATACTATGCATTAGAGGAAGTTGACCAAACAGAGACATTAAGCAAAGTCTTCGGTGTAGTTGATGGCAATTTCAATAGTATGGATGCTTACTTTTTCCCAGTTGAGAGCATCAAGACATACTATGCTTATGTGTTTGATTTCATCTACAAAATGCAAATGAGAGTACCACAGAGTGATACAAACCATAAATTGAGCATAATTAGTAACATTACACAAGCTATTACATTCAAGAAGCAAAGCTATAAGCGAAATTATCAACAAGGCGATAATTTGAATGCAAGTGATTTGTATTTCTGCGGACTCGTGAATAACGGCGGTGTTTATAGCGGTGGATTCTATGCTGAAAATGATGATGACGCTGGATTGTTTGAATATGACAATATGTGGGATTTCAACGAGCTACTAAAAGGAATGGGTCTGTGGATTAGCTATAGAGATAATGGCAAAGGTTACAGGATGGATTACGACACCTTCACGGGCTCTAATAATTCAATTTACACAGCAGAATGGCCAGTTAAAGATGCTGAGGGTAGAGTAGGATTGAATGTTGAAGAGAATGCTGAGACAAAAAGAGGAATAATAATAAATGTGAACGTAGATGGCGACAATAAGAATGAGTTCAAACATATCAAACAAGGTACTATATTTGATGAAGAGCTATCACTAAAGACATTGTTTCACAATATGCCAACATTAGCATTAGATTCAGATGGATTAGTAGAGACTGACGAGTACCCAGAGCTAAAGGCAGCAAATGATAAGGAAATATATAAATATAATAAGCCAGAAATGCCTTTTGACAATCATAAGCTAGTCTATTTTGATACACCGACTGATTTTGCTGACAGTGAGATGTGTATAAGAGTACATAGTAATTGCAATATTACATTATCATTTGATCAAACTATATATAATCACGAAATGCCAGTATTGCCATTTGAGAACGATGTAATAATCGCATTACAGAGTTATTCTGTAGCACTACAAAAGTATTCATGCAGCACAAATTATATTGCATTGAAATTATCTGAGTATTTTACTAGAGAAGGTCGGCCTACATTAGAAATTCTTGTTCCAATAGAAGATGCACTTAGTTTAGTAATGTATCAGCACCTAACACTAGATTATACTGGTTATCTGATAGACTCATTAGGCCCAGCACCGATTAGCAACAATTACTTTGTTGTTCTTTCAATCAGCTATTCAAATGATTCGACTGATGCTGTAATAAAAATAAGTGGGAGGAACTAAGATGGCTTACAATAAGCACAAAAGAAAGAATAGACAATTCTATCCTAAAACCAACAGAGCTACTTCTTATGCTGTAGTTGGTGAGACTGTCAAGAACCAACCCAAGCCAGGCACCGAAAAGCAATTTGTATGTAATTATGTAACATTGGCAAATAAGACTCTGTCGGGTAGCCAAACAGTAGATAGTCATTCGCCTACGAACGGCGATAAGATATTAGTAGCGAACCAATCTGACAAAATGAAAAATGGCATCTACACTTATAGTGATAGTGATGACTGGAAAAGAGACCTCACAATCAGCCCTGGTGCAATTATAACAATAACAGGCGGCACTAAGCAGGGTACGGTTTGGGTAGTAGAAACTGATGAATTTGTGATTGGTACTGACAATATAGTAATTGTCGAAAGTGCATTGAACAGGAAAGGTAGTGATTATGATAGTTTTTCTGCATTAGCTGCAGCAGATGAAGATTTGCTATTAGCTGAAGATTATTCCGATTCTTACAACAAAAAGAGGGTGTCACTATCGGCACTAAAGACGTTCTTTAACTTCCTCAGTAAAGCGGCTAACACTTTCACTACATTCACCTCAGTAACACCAGATGAAGATGATGTATTATTAGTTGAGGATGATTCAGACTCGTTCAATAAGAAGAAAATAACAATTGGTGACATATTGGGTATGGTTCCAGAAGCTGTAGTTGCAGCACAATATACTTTGTATGTATCGCCGACATTTCCGAACGAAAACAGAATGTATAGCACATTTGCAGCGGCTATTGCTTATGCAAATACAGCACCGAATGATGCCCATGTATGGACGATAAGAACGTACTCAGGACTATATGAAGGGAACTATGATGTTAATAAGAATATAGTAGAAACAATTGGCAATGTAGAGTTCAAACCGAGTTCCAATAGTTCTCCATTAATGAGCTTTGAGGGTGGCAGATTAACAGGTAATGCTCTATTGACGAATGGAGCTGAGACAATGACTGTTCCATTAGTCACAGTGAAAACTGGTGCCAAAATACAAGCAAAAAGAATAGTCAGCAATATCCGAGCAATTGAAGTGCAAAGCAATGCAGGAAACCCAACAGTTGATTTAGAAATTGACGTGCATGACTTGGGAGATGTAAAAGATGCTAATACTGGCGGTGCTGTATTGATGAAGCTTAATGCGAATAGCTGTTCTGGTGTAGAATTAGTAGGAAACACTAATTCTAAATATCATTGCGAGATTAAAAGCCATACTGGCAAAGTAAAGCTTTCGACAGGTACATTATATATGGACACACAGAGGTACACAAAGCTAACAGACACTATAGTAGAGATAACTGGCGGTGCTGCAAGAATAAGCGGTACAGTAGATAGTTATAGCGACACAACAGGATTAGTAACACAAAGCGGCGGCACACTGAAGCTACATCAGTTCTTCGCAAAGAATGGAGGCGGCAGCGTAATTGATGGTACAGCTGGCACACTAATAATAGGAAATAGCGTATTGCAAGCAGGTGACCCTGGCGGTGGTTTGTCACCTACTATATCTGGCACGCCGAGTTATACGGTAACTTATAACAATGCAACAAGTCTTAATTCAGACCCTATACCGAGCCCTGGTATGACACAAAATGTTGAAGATAACAGACTAGTTGATTCTGCAGTGACAATATAGACCCGAAATGAGTTGAAAAAGAATAGAGAAATGGGTAAGTTGTTCCCACATTAAAAACACAAAATAAATTAAAATATTCCCAGATTAAGCGACATTAATGTGAGAAAAACGACGTACTATAATATGGGAATATATAGTAGCCCTTTAAAAACTCTGTTATTTTCTTAGCTACAATTTTTCTTCGCTCTTCTACCACTATGTTTTTATCAAAATCAGTTCTGTTATAAATCCGATCTTCGACTGGGTTGCCGTCCTTATCTAAAAATCCTTTCGGAGGTCGCCAACCTTCAGCATCGATATCTAATGTTACGTTAACTACTTTATAAGGTGCAAGAAAGCCATCATCAATACCTTGTTTTAAGGAATATGTATAGATTGGATCACCGAAATAATCTATATTAGAAACCTCTTTAGTTTCTTTCGGAGTAGCAGTTAATCCGATGTGAGTAGCTTTGTCAAAATATGCTAATATTTCACGCCATTTACTGTCCTCTTTTGCACTTCCTCTATGACACTCATCTATTATTATTAAATCAAAAAAGTCTCTGCTAAATTGCTTGTAAGCATCTTCTGACTTGCTATCTGATAATCCTTGATATAGTGCTAAGTATATGTTATATGCTTTGTCAATTTGTTTATTTTTAATAATAGTCATTGCCTCTTTGAAAGGGGCAAAATCTTTTCTGTAAGTTTGGTTAATTAATGCGGTTCTATCGGCTAAGAAAAGTATTCTCTTTTTAGTTCCACTTTTCCATAATCTCCAAATAATATGAAAAGCAGTATATGTTTTTCCGCAACCAGTAGCCATTACAAGTAGTATCCTGTCTTGTTTATTCGCTACTGCTTCAATAGTTCTATTAATTGCTATTTGTTGATAGTATCTAGGAGCTTTACCAGAGTTGTCTATATAATAATCTTGTTTAGCTACCTCTTCTACAGATTCTTCCTTTATTCCTTTGTAAAGCTTATACTTTTCCCAAAGGTATTCGGGGTCAGGAAATTCATCCATTGATATTTCTTTCTCAATTTCCCCATCGGTTGCTGTTTTGTCATGGAAGTAGAATCCATCACCGTTGCTACTAAAAACACAAGGAATATCTAATGTGTTTGAATAATCAAGAGCTTGTTGAATACCACTTCTTACTGAATGTTTATTGTCTTTGGCTTCAATTATTGCTATAGGTACATTAGGTTTGTAGTAAAGTATATAATCAGCAAATTTTTTCTTACCTCTTGAAGTCATCTTCCCTTTTACATAGATTCTACCAGCTGTAAAGGAGATCTCTCGTCCAATCTGGGTTTGTTCATCCCATCCTGCTTTTAAAACAGCAGGAGTGATAAATTTAGCTTTGATATCAGCTTCTGACAATTGTTTTTTACTAATCATAATCCTCTGTTAACACTTTGTAGCTTTTATCATAAATAGATTTTGTTGAATCCTAATATAATAAAAATTCGATCCTATGGAAAGGATTGATTGACTTTTAACGAGAAATAGTCCCCACTAAACTAATGGTTCAATGAGGATATTAAAGTTTTATAGTTCTAAACAGATTATGAGACTGGAATTTAGACCAGTTAATCATATAAGTTAATTTACCTACCCCCTCTTTAGACCTTCCATTGACTTCCGAACTCTATCGTTATCATACGCTCGATATGCTTTGAGTGTAACATCAATTGATGAATGTCTCATCACATCTTTTATAACATCAAATGGGACATCATTTTTAAATAATTCAGTAGCTAACAGTCTTCTAAATCCATGAGTAGATCTACCTTTTTTCTTTATGCCCAATGCTACTTCAATTCTATTGAGCTTTTTGTTTATCAGCCCTTTGTTATTAGAGTTATATGGTACTACTTTACCTTCATAATTAGGGTCTTTCTCCCCAATCTCTTTTAATCTTCTTAATACCAACTCTAGTTCTGGGAAAATTGGAATAGTTTGAAATAGATCACGTCTTATCTTGTTTCTAAATCTAATTGTTAAGTTATCTAAGTCAACGCTATAAGGTGGTTTGTTAAAATAAGCATTTAACCATTCACCTAAACGACCACCTGTTAAGTAATATAGCTTTATCAAAAGGTAGAAAACTTCATCAGTTTCCTTTGCATAATTTAAAATCAAATTGGCCTCTTCTGAAGAATAGCTAACAACTTCTTTTGGTATAATTTTTCTTTTGTGTTTCTTATAAAGGTTTACAGCTTTTATTAATCCATTTTCAGATAAGAAGTTAATAAATAGTTGAAATTGCCTTAAGTGTTTGTTAATAGTATTGTTGTTGTGTTTCGTTCGACTCAAATATTCTTTAATCTGTTTTTCTAATTTGTAAATTTGGTTTTTTCTGCCTTTCTCATAAGTAAATACTAATTCATCAACATCGAATTCCTTTGAAATTATATGGTTATATGATAATTCATATTCATACACAGTTTGATCTGACAACTTCCTATCTCGACATATTTCAAGAAATTCTTCTAATAGTAAATATACATTTTTTTCTTGTCTTTGATTACCCTCATCATCCATTAGTTTTTTGTTAATTAGATACTCTTTATACTTATGTTCTAGAATACCTTCCGCAACTTTCAAATTTTTCTTTGTAAAAGATAGTCCTAAAGCTTTGTGATTACCTTTACTTCCATAAGGTTTAATATATAGGTATTCCTCTCCTTTTTTGGTTTCTCTAACTAATATTGTACCTGGTATTTTTGTTTTAATTGCTCTAGCCAT